GTTTTTTTTGTTTTGCAAATCAATTTCTTTTGCTCGTTTTTCCCAATATACAGGGGAAGAAAGCTTCCCCCAATATTTCTCATCTTTAAGGTTGATAGAAGCCATGTTCTATTCACCTTCTTCAACTGGTTCCGAGTCTGCTAACGGAAAACTAAACGTCTCAAACGATGCCATTTTTTCATCATTTGCTTTTCTCAACTCATCTTGTGGGTTCTCAACGAATGGTAATAATGATAATAGCGTCTCTTGGCTTACTAATCCATTTAATGATGTAGCCATTTGAGCGATTTCAGCAACGTTCTGAGGTAATGCACGAGTAAATGTAATCTTGTAGTTGCGATAATCAATATTAGACCCTCGCATATTTAAGATTTCTACGATTAACTCAATCATTCGTTGCAATGATTTACGCCATTTAGCTTCCTTCTTGTTGATTTGCTTCTCTAGTCCAAACAATTTATACTGCATCGCCACACCCGATGAATTAGAACTGAAACTCTCATCAGTTAGGTTAGGTGTAGCCGTTAATTTATGAAAATCATTCGTTAAACGATCTAACATATTTTGAATATAACCATCATTCACATCTTTAGTGATAAATGACACATCCCCGTCACCATCCACGACTAGCACGCGATTGTTCTTCATATCTGCAATATCGTCTTGCTCTACTGACATCCCTTTAACTGCCATATAGGCGTTGTCAAAGTATTCTACCTCATTTACAGCACTAGATTGAATTTTCTCAATAGCATCAACGATTGAAATGGCATCTTCAAATGAACCTCGTCTATGTGCATTCTCAACAAATTCAATCATTGGAATGTCGCCAAAGAAGTTCGGTTCCTCGGTCAATAAAATCGGAGTTTGAATGTCCCCACCATAATGACGAATGACATCCTTATTATATAGAGTAATATCAGTAAAGGTTTGATTGTTCGATGTATAGACGTTATAGAATACCGCACCAATCGGTTCATGCTTAATGCTATTATCATAAATAACAAAGCTTTCCGTTGGTTTTAATGGCGTCATTCTAATTTCGCCGTCTTCGTCTAACCACATAACCAAGTTAGCCTGACCATATACCGATGAAATCTCGTCTAAGTCAGCATTAACATCTTGAAAGTCGTTATATTCTAAGATGTTTTTTAAAATAATCGTTTCTTGCTCATTATCTGAGGTGATTGTTAACGGCTCACCACTGAAATAACCAGTACGAATACCAATAGCAAATGAAGGAAGGTTGCTAATGATTTTGTTATTAGGTTTGCTAGCATCATCAATCACTCGATTAAGAATGTCGTGCTTCCCTAAAAAATATCGTTCTAATTTTTCAAGTCGTGGTCTCTTAGTCATGTGAGTATGAATAAGGTCTGTTGCTTCTTGAATTGTGATGTAATTTGAGTTCGAAGTAATCATTTTTGCACCTCCTTTTTTAATTCAACATAATAAGTGTTATATTGAATATAGTCCTTTTTTCACCTAAAATTTGGATTATATTCCTAAATTTAACTTAACAGAACGCATACGACCCATCGTGTATAAATCGCTATATGAATAACGTAAAGCATCCATTGTATGCGAGAAATCATGATCATAACTGTCTTCTAGATATTGTCCTGTTTTTTTGTCTTTCAAATAAACGTAATTCTCTAACTCCGTTGCTACATGAGTGCATGACTCATGACAAACAATCGTCATATCTTGTAAGAACGAGATTCCAGCCTTAACACTCCCTGCGCCTTTTTTAGCACTGACAGCATTAAAACCTTGTCTTCTTAAGTAATCTACTTTATCAGGTTCAGCGCCATCACAGTATAATCGTTGCTTTTTAATTCCTAGCGACTCGATCCCTTCCTTAATCTCTTCAAGTGTCGCTCCACGTTTGTAGAACTCACCGATGATGTAAATGGTCTTATCAAGTTTATTGAATAAGCTAACGACAACTGTTGTAGGGTCCACAAACCCCCAGTCAATGCCGACTCTGACTTCTAGCTTACTAGCAATCATCTCATTAATGTCAAAGTCAGATAGAATGTGATTTTTATAGACTAAACCTTCAACGTCTGCTCCCCAATTCCCATCACAGAAGACTCTAGCCTTATTAGGATTAGTGCGATACATATCCTCTAAGGCGTTGATGTATTCATCGGGTAGAAATGGATTATCTCTAAAGGTTGATTGAGAATATAAGGAATTCAACGGCCTTGTATTACCCTCACAAAACTCATACAACCAATGTTTGGAGCTAATAGGGTTAAACGCCATATAAATCTGTTGATTTTTGACTTTGCCCCTCATACGAAGGTTTAACTGGTCCACAATCTCTTTCGTGACTTCATAAACCTCTTCAATGAACACATCAGTAATCCCAGCAATAGAGAGTAATTTTTCCTCATTATCTAAGCCGACAAAAATTATCTCACTGCCATTAGGCAACTTAATACTCATATCTGATTCTTTAATTCTACATAGATTCGAGATTTTAAAGGACTCGATTACGTCTTTGAACAGCCTAAAAACCGAGTTGCGCATTGTAGTGCCATATCGTCTACAAACCATAACTCGGCGTTTTTCTTTCAAAGCCTTGATTAATATCTTCTGCGTAATAAAGTGGCTTTTCCCACTCCCTGCGCTTCCTTTATAAATCTCCCAACGATGTGAATAATCAGATAGCAACGGTAGAAATTTAGGACTAAACACGTTACTACTAATGTTAAGTTGCATCGTTGTCACCTGTTATGTTAACGTTAATCGTTAAATCATCACGAATGCCTTGATCTAGCTTTTGCTTTTCAAGCTCGAATTTCTTCTCTTTCAACTCCAACTCTTTAGCTTGTAGTTCAATCTCATTCGCTTCCTTACGGTCTTTCCATCCGTGTGGTCTGCGGTTCTTCAACCAAAATATCATAGCTGTAACATTACCATTGATAGCCGCTTTGTATAAGGCATTCTCAACCTCGTAATCGACCACCTCTTTACCCTTTTTTAAGGCAGACGAAAGCGCCGAGTATTTATTTTTATATTCTCGAAATGTCGAATAGGCAATGCCGAGATTATATGCAATTTGCTCATCGGTTAGGCCATCACGCGCCCATCCTTCAACTAATATTAAATTATCTTTAACATGTGTATCGTATTTAGACTTCGCCATAGCTTCACCACCTTGCTGCAATAAAAAAAGACTGAGGCAACCACTCTCAATCTTCTTTTTATGTTATATATAGTTTTAAAAAGGAGAAATCATTCAGCACATTAACTGCACACACAATGATAGACGTATAACGTACATGTGGTTACTGTTGGAGTTGCACCAACTTTAGGACTGCCATAACCATTTTTGTGTCGCACTGCCGGAATGGAGGTGACATGCGACACAGGAAGAGAAATTCGTCTTAATCAAATAATAGTAAAGAGGTGTGTGGATTGAAGCATCTTGTAAAGATAGAAATTCACACTGCTACTAAAATGGTATTGCACTCATTGGATTTGAACCAATCAACTCTCGTTGCCTACCTGGTTGTGCATATGAGACAGTTAAGGCTGTCTCGTGTATCTATTTCAAATTAAGGGGATTGAAATAAAACAGGGGTGTGATTTTGAAAAGGAGCGCCTTCTATTGGAATTGCACCAATCCTAGGACTACCGAAGGCATATAGAGGATTTCTCCCCTAATCACATCATTCAATTCTAAACAAGGTCTCTTAATGTGCACAAACTTGGAATATCATCATTTTTTACAACTTTGAAACTGCATATTTGACGAAAACACCCTTCGTTTGCGGTATCACCTGACAATATTAATTATACACCTTATCGATTGACAAAGTATGCCAATATAGTGCCAAAAGTGTGCCATTTTATTCGAACGCTTGTTTTAAGTCGCAAATAATACTTTCACACAGCTCATAAGAGAATTGCATCTCGTGCTTTAATGTGTTGAAGATAAACGATTGTTCTAAGTTGTACTCTAATATCATCTTGGTTTCTTCGTACATCTTGTAGGCCAGCCTCACCACCATCGTATCTTCTCCTGGTGTTAACTCTCTAGCACACGAATACATCATCATGTAGTTAAATAAATCTAATAACGTATCTTGCAACGACTCATCATGCACCGTTGCATTTTTATTTTGTAATGAACTATAGCGATTAACCTTATCTTCCATTCGTACTAAAGCTGACACATCGCCGTATTTTCTAAATGACTCATTAAAACTGTCACCGTAATCTCTATTTTTACAAAGATATACTAGCAATCTATCTTTAACAATTTTATTGATCTTATTATGTTTCTCCATCTCATTCCTCCTAAAATCTGACTTTTATTTTCTTTTTGATTTCTTCACGTGACTAATCTTAACCATTAAGTCCACGACATTTATTGCGGTTTCAGTTAACTCCTTATTATCTTGAATTAAACCATTTTGATTTAATCTCACAAGTTGCGCTCTACTTACCATAATTAAATTATCTACTGCGATATTGCTTTTGTCGCCATCAGCGAATATCAGCGCATAACCTTTGGGTACGGCTCCGTTGTGTTGTTCCCAAACCCACCGATGCTTTAATTTCCACACATTAGGGTCTGCAACCTTTACCTCTGTATACCCGTCGCGATTAACTCTCTCACTGCCTACTGGTCGATACGTTGCTGGTCTGTGCCCCTTTTTAAACGCCGTCTCTTTGCCATAATTAAACCCTGTCTTGCCTTTATTGAAAGGCACACTACCTTTTTGGAATTGCCCTGTAAAACCTGTTTTAAAGCCATTCGACTTTATGGCTCTCGATATTTGCGTCACCACTAATTCAAGCCCGAATTTCTCATTAACTAATTCCATAATCTCTTTATAATGCCTACCTGGGGTTATTTCCCCTAAGTAGGCTTTTTGTTCTTCCGTCCAAACATGTCTTACTGAATTTTTAACTCCTTTTGGTCTCCCTGTCATGATTACCCCTCCAACATCTTAGGAATTGTGGCATCGGCACTATAACTATCCTCTTTCATTCGTCGTGCCTTCAACACTAACGCCCCATTCGCGATAATCTGTTGGGCAACCGAAGACACCGCCTCGGCTCTCATTAATTCTTCTTTCAGCGCTTCTCCCTTGATATCCTCGTCACTTAATCTCTCTAATTGTGCAAATAAATGATTGTTTAAATCTCCAAGTGTATTCCTCATGTCCCATTTCTCCTTTTAAAATTTGTATTTTATTACATCACTAACCCCATAAGGCGCTCGAACTCTTTTTCACCTGCTTGGATCATACGAATAGCTGTCCTTCTGCTCGCTCCTACCTCGAATTCAATGTAACTCACACTGCGATTTTCAATGTGGCGTAACTCAATAGCTTTGCGTTCCGATGGCATATCGATGTTCATTAACTCCAATGCTTTCTCCACCGCGGCCACCTCTAAATTAAGAGCCAACTGGGTCATTCGCATTTCTTCCTTTTTCTGCAATCTTTTTTCGTACTGATCATAAATATCAGCTCTCGCCCCTGGAATTTCATCCGTGATTTTAGAAATCTTAATCTTGGGAATTTCTAAATAATCTAGCTGAGATTGAATCATCTCAACTCTTTGCTTTTTGTGCTTGTAATCTTTCAGAATTTCGACCGCCTTTACCCCCATCGAATAATTCCTCCTTTGCCATTTCTAAATATTTATGAATTACTTTAAAATCATCTTTGCTAACCTCACCACGTTCAACCAAACTGTACAATATTATTTGCATCTTTGCGATTGAATTAAGATTATTCACTGTTCACCCTCCGATTTACATAGCATATTCGCAGTTACATCCTTCTTTTCCAACTTCCACCATGTCACACACCGGCGGAATGAAATGATTTTCTAAAAAGTCGCGCAATTTACAATCACTTCTGTCTTTGGTGCATCCTCTACATTCTGCATATAATTTCCCATCAACCAAACTGAACAGTTCTTCAATCGTTAACTGAACATCGCCTAGTTTGTTGACCATTCTTTCTAACTTTTTAATTTGATAATCGTCAGCCACACGCAACTCCCACTTCATCATCTTCTTAGCAATAGTTTCCTTAGCTTTACGGTCTAGATTGTCCTCTATAAAGCTAGTCAAGAATTTTCGTTGGTACGTTGTCGCCATCTTTAAGTATTTGATTTGCTCTTTGGTAATCATTCCGCTTTTTTCAAATCTCTCCCACATCGGAACGCCATCTCCCTTTTCGTGTAGCGATCTTATTCCCATCATCAGTTGATGAGTCGCCGATAGCATAATGATTAAATTTTGCTCATCTTGATTAAGGTAACCCCTTCTCACTTTTTTTTCTCGCACGTTAATTCCATCTTTATACTTCATGAATTGTTTTTTCATAATTAAGCTCCTTTTCTTCCCCAATTTAGGCGTTTGATGCGGTGGTTAACCGCACCCCAACTTCGTCCTAATTCTTCTGCTATTTCTTTTTGCGTGTACCCTTTGAAAAATAAATCTAGCAACACCTTGTCCTCGCGTGGCGACCAATAATTAATTTCCTTATACGACTCACCTTGACGGTCTTTTTTTAACTTTTCTTCAAACCATTCAGGGTTTTTTTTATTTTTTTGCAAAAAAATGTTTACCGTTAACTTTCTAGAGTCCCACAATTCTTGATTATCGCGAAGGAATTTGATGATCTCTTTCTCTTTAATGCAGTATGTTTTTCTCTTCAAAGACCGGTTTTTCTTTGCGACTAAACCATATTTATTAATGAATACGCAAACCCTGTGCTTGCTGACGCCTAACAAATGAGCTAACTCTGTAGCCGTATATCCGTCACCAACTCGCGTGCCCAACCCTTCTTCAGACGCTTTCTTCAATACCGCTTCTTCTGAGCGATTAATCATTTCAGCAATCACTTTTGGTTTTTTTATTCCCCACCATTGGTGTAGATATTCAAGTTCTTCATCTGACCAAAACACGCGACGTTTCACACCTAACATAGTAGCCCTATGTTTTATTGCAGTTCTAGTCCTACCTAACTTTTCTGCTAATTCATCTAAATTCGCTGTTGCATACTCTTCCCGTATGATCGCTAACTCGTCTTCTGTCCATATATCATCACGCTTAGTTAGTCCAAGATTGCAACACTTTTTTTCAACCGCTTTTTTGGTTCTTCCAAAACGCTCCGCGATTTCTTCAATCGCCATGCTACCATAATTAGCTTTCAGAAATTCATATTCCTCAATAGTCCAAATACGTCCTCCTGCCACGTCCAATCCCCCTTAAAATCTACCTTCTATTTACTTAAAATGGTAACTCTGAGTCACCTATATTAATCGCTGATGCGGTTGCACTCATGCCCCAATCGTAATTCGCATATTGATTTTGTTGCTTTTGTTCAAAGCGAACTTCTGCTACTGTTTTTTCTTGTTGTCTGGTACCTAAAAATTCAACCTCATTAGCAATAACTTTTGTAAATGAACGTTTTTGACCGTCTTTTTCATAGTTTTCAACTGAAATTCGTCCATTTACTGCGATTTGACTACCTTTAGATTGGAATTTAACTAAATTCTCTGCTGTTTTCCCCCACACTTGCACTGGGATGAAATCTGCGCCATCATTTCCGTACTTATTAACCGCTAAATTGAATTGGACCACTGATTTACCGTTAGTTGTTTGTTGCATGTTTAAGTCGTTGCTGATACGACCAATTAAAGTTACGTTATTCATCACATTTCCTCCAATGGAATTAATTTTATTTTTGCTTCTTCTGTTTCACCATAAAACTTCTTAACCTCTAGCTCAACGATCTGCTTATCATCGCCGTATGCCGCCCCGTTTAGGGCATCTAACAATGACTTTGCTAAGTTATCAGTATCAGGCGTCACCATAGGGCGTATATAACCCTCTAATTTGCGTTTTTTTACTAACTTGCTATCTGACTTAGGGACTTTCATAAAAACCTCAATTTCGGCACGTATTGAGCATTTTAGTGGCTCCCATTTATAAATGTCGATGTAGTCTTGGTAACAACTCTTTACAAATCTTTCATAATCTACAGTCGGTTTTGGTGTGTACGTTCTACCGTTTGCAAATCGAGGTCTTTGCTTTGCCTGAACCTTCCCTGGAATTTTAAACTCTCTCATTTATTAGTCCCCTCTGCTATTTTTTTAAGTAACCGCTCGTCTTGAATATATAAATGCGTCAACTTTTGGCTCCCCTTAAATTCACTAACATCAAACCCTAGATTTTTTAGTGCTTTGATGAACTCAATAGATATCGTGCCGAACGAAAGCCAATAACTCATTGTTGCTTGATTAACTCCAAATACATCCGCCAGTTCACGATACGTTAAATTATTTTTTGCTTTGAAATCAGCCACTCTCGTTCCTGGTTCCACATCCAATAATAATTCCACAATATCTCTGCTTGGCTTGTTAGCCTGTTGTGGCGTAACCTCATATTTGAAGGTCCACAATCCGTCTTTCTTATACGAATAAAATTCTGCTTTAAAGCTCTTTAAAATTTCACGCACAATAGTAGCTTGTATCTCGTCATAGCAATGCACCACTCTCTCCCTCATCTACTATTCCTCCACGTGCGAGAATCGTTCAATATCTTCAATAATGTAGAAATCATCAGGATCAAACTCCTCCACGATGGTTCTGAAATCACGCACTCTTACATCGACTCCGTAAGTAGCGCATTCTGCAACAACATCTTCAATTTGATATTTTTTTGAAATAATAGTATTTCCATAATGCTTTAATGCGTAAACTTGATACGATTTTAAAATTTCCATCCTCTTTCTCCCCTTCTATCATTTTGTTGGTAATAAGCACCATGTCCCGTGTCACACTCAAACTCTGTTCTTTTTTGAGCATATAATTTTAATTTTTTCTCTCTATAAAGCAGATAATGCTCACAATAGCTATGACAATTAACACGTCTATCGTTGCAATCCTTGCATCTTGGCATTCTCTCACCTCAAAGATTTAGCTTTTTAGCCGTTGCCTCGTTAACCTTAATGCCTCGCACTTTGTATTTCTTTTCAAATGTCTTATGCCCGATTTGATGGCACTCGGTGTGGTGTGTTCGACATAAGCAAATTAAATCTGATTTAGTATGATCATGATGATTTCTGTCTCCGCCCATCCCAATCAAATTTGTATGATGGTGTATATCCCCTTTTTCGCCACATATAGCGCATTTTCGATGTAGTAGGCATAAATAGAGGTAGTTGTTAATTTCTCTCGCCATATCGACTGTATTTGCGTCTAAGGGGATGTCCCATTCAAAACAAAATTTCAAGATGTATTCAATAAAGTATCTTGCTGTCGTCATATCTACATTCGACAAACTGAAATACTCCCTATCTTCATCAATCATGAAACCAACTTTAAGGATATTTTCTTTCAAGTCCTCTACGTCGTGACCAGTATACGAACTAATATCTCGACAAAGAGCATATATCTTTTTTCGTTGATCACTTGATATTCTTCTTCCGTCATCGACTCTGATTTCACCGTGCATCACCTCGGCTATATAATTTTCATTGATGCAATCGCCTGGAATGTGGCACTTAAGCCACGCTCCACGCTCATCTAGTTGGTAATCCCAAAAAACTGCTTTAAGCATTTCTATCAGGCTTTTTACTCAACATCTCGATTAATCCATCTGCTTGTTGCTCATTTAATTGTGATAAATCATTCACTTTATAAGTCGATTTGATAAATAGCATGACTGCATTGGCATCCACGTCTTTTTTAGCGATCAAAGCCTCGACTTTGTTTAATTTCACATTAATTTTAGTTTTAGATGGCTTTGGTTCTTCCTTACCGGTTGTAGCTTCCAAACCATCTGACTCCACAATTTCAAAAGCATTCACCCACAAATAACGTCTTAGATAGGTTTGAACTGCTCCTAAGTTTTGTACTGCGTGGCACCCCTTTAAAGTAGCTTCCGACATTGGAGACGTAAACACCATTTCTTCATCGGGATTTTCTGAATTAGTAATAGTAAGCGTGGCTTCGTCTTTACCAAAGTTGATGCGGCTACATAAGTTGTATTTGTCTAACAAAGCATTGATCGTTGGTAAGAAATCACCTAACTCAAAATAGTGATACCCTGCGAATTTATTGTGACCTGATTTCTTCAATGGTTTCTCTTGGAACTCACAACGTGCTTTTTGCATTTTGCTGTAAATATTACTCATTACTCTACCTCCAGGCTTAACATCACTTTTTTATTATTTCTCTCAAAACAGCGAACTAACGTCACATCTAAATGTGTTACACGCTTATCACCGTGCAACTCTACTGCCTTATCATTAGCCATCACCACGATCTTGTTATCGATAACTAAAACAATTTTGTCGTCATACGCCTTATTAAGCTCAATCATTTGTGCCAGTGTTGGATATTTTGTCATATCATTTCCCCCTTAAAATCAGCTTTCTATCTTCCTAAAATTTATTTTTTGATGTATAATAGGCTTATCCAAAATATTAATTTCCGCCGAATCACATTGTGTCCGAAGCAATGTGATTTTTTTTATTTACAAAATAACTTCATCTTTAAATCGATAATTCTTGCTACTGTCTTTTCCAACCTGGATGCAGTAACTTTTTGCTTTTTCTTTCATCCGCCCAGCAATCGCTTCATCAATATCTCGCAAATCATTTAGTAGCAATTCTGATGAGATAATTGTCACCGAGTTAGTGTTATAACGCTCGTTGATTAATTGAAATGCGATATTTACATCACTGTCCGTCACTTTACCTTTGAACAAATCGTCAATGTATAAGATTTCCGCTTTCGCATACTCATTAAAGAATTCATCACGATCAAGGTCATATTTCATTCGTTTTAATCTATCCACGAACTCATTCCAAATCATGTATTTAACTTGACGATACTCCTTTAATCTTTGGTTACAAATCGAAGCGCATACCATCGACTTACCAATACCGCTTTGTCCTAAAGCCATAAACCACTCTGTATCGGCTTTTAAGATGTAGTCCTTAACTTTATCCCTCATAGCAACTTGAAACGGCTCTACGGCCTTAAAATCGCGTAATTTGTAGGATAACAACTCACCCATTCCGCTTAATTCTGCATTTTTCATTGCTTTTCGTACTTTCATACACTCGCAATGGACGATATATGATGAATCTGTTTCTTTATGGTAGTGAGTAATAAACCCTCGATTTAAGCATTTATCGCATTCAAAGCCTTTTAGGCTTCCAGTTCGTTCATTGTCTAGCTCGACTAATAACTCTGTTGTCGATTTGTCTTTAGAATATGAGTAATCCAAATTCATCTCGCTTGTTGCCTTCTTCATCAACTCTGAAAGACTTTGCATTTTGTTTCTCCCCCTTAACAGTCTTGTTATCTAACGGAAATATCCCTTTCCATCCGTAAATAATTGATTTTTCTAAAATTTGAATTTTTTCTAAATCGTTCGTTGCTATTTTGTCTAACTTGTTTACAATCAACTGAATAGCTTTTAACGTTGGATAAGGTTTTAGCGTCTTTCTCATTTCCAAAAAGTCATTGAGTGTGTTTAATAAATTTTCGTTAGTTGTATAAGAAGTAAATATGTTTTGGAAATCAACGTCAGTTGGTTTCTTTTTTATATTTTTTTCTTTTTTATTATTAAATTTATTATTAAATACTTTATTATTATCCTCCGTGATTTCGTGGATAGGGGTATCCATTATTTCGTGGATAGGTCTCCCGTTTTTGATGGATAGGTCTCCATTATTTTTTCCATACCCACCAGGCAAATATCGAGTCCCAAACGCACTCAGATAAATCCGTCTTTGCTGAATTTCTTTGCTATTTTCTTTGTAAATTAATTCAGTTTTGATGTAGTCTTTTTTCTCTAATGTCGAAACCCATTTGGAGATTGTCTTTTTATCGACACCGTATAAATTAGAGAAATAACTATTCGAAGCCCAACAATAACCTCGTTCATTTGTCATGGCTGTTATTTCAGCAAATAGTAATTTAGCGTTAGGCGTTAACTCTTTGTCATATCTAACGTTGGCTGGAATAATTGCGAAAAAATTTTTTTGCTCTGCATCCATCACATCAACCCTCGTTCTTTAATGCCGATATAACAAACGTCATCGATCGTCACGGCTTTGATTAAGCCTTGCGCATCTAATCCCAAATAGCCTTTATCAAACTTCCACTGTGTGAAGAATGGAACCTCTGCTTTCAATTCAGATAACCTCATTTTTACAAGTGCGAAGCCATCTAACATCACAATGTCTTTATACTGGCTCTTCATGACTTTATTTTGAATTTCAGAAAAAATAATGGCCGACTCTATCCCTAAATCAACTGCCAAGTTCTTGTTAAATGTCACCAACATTAATAAACACCTCTACTGTTAAAATACTCTTGCATTAAATCGTTACGTTCTTGCTCCCACTCGCGCTCTTGAATACGGTGTTCAATCTCGATACGTTTTGAGTTTAACTCACAAATTAACTTTCCATTTTCAACGTCCATGCAAGTCACATAGTCGCTGACACCCATTGAGTCCAACACTTCAATAACAAAGTCAGCCACTAAAGTTTCTAAATCGAATTTGACAACTTTTAATTCTCCTGCGCAGCAATCAATTTCTTCTTCAATCGTTTCGTTCACAATTTGAACCATCTTTTTAGCTTCTAATGCAATTCCGTCTTTGATCATTACTCTTCAACTCCATCCATGATATAGTCCCATGCGAACACTAAAGTTTTTCCCCAACCGTTCTTCGCAATGTATTTAGCCGCTCGATACGTCCAGCAACTCAATGGTGCTAACGTCGCCACCCACAAAAAAGCTAATACTAGATAACTGACCACTTTAATTTCCATATTCATCCTCCCCTTTAGTTAGTTAGAACATTGATTTTATTTAAAACAAAATCGAATTTTTCATGAGTGAACATCATGACCTTAAATCCTAGCATGATTGCTCCAATCCACTCATTATTACGTTGCTCTATGGTTGCTACTTGCTCTCCATCTTTGAATACCTTAAATCCTGTTACACACTCATTCGTCAATTCGTAAGCTGTTAAAGTTAGATTAACGTTATACATCTTGATTTCCCCTTTATTTATTTTCGTGTGCTAATACAAAGCCAAGAATCAATCCTTCGACTTTATCTTTAAGATGTTCCGGAATCATTTCAAATAACTCTTCCAAGAATTTGGTTTTTTCTTCTGTATTCAAGGTTATCCCCCTTTATTCCGCTTTTTTTGTTACTCACTAACGGAACAATTCAGATTTTACACCATTTTTTGTTACTAGGCAACATTTTTTATGAATTTTTATGAATATTTTGTTGCTAGGTAACATATAATGATGTAATATACTGTTTAGAAAAGGGTGATCAAATGATAAATAGAATCAAAAATTTGCGTAAAGAAAAAGGTTTATCACAACAAGAGTTTGGTTCTCGAATTGGCGTGTCCCGAAGTCACATAGCTGCATTTGAAAATGGGAACTCTGATATCAGTTCACGCGTGATCCGTGATATTGCTAATGTATACGAGGTCAACGAAGAATGGTTATTGACAGGTGAAGGGGAGAAATACAAGCCACGCACAGACGATGATGAGTTAGCAATCCTTATCGGTAGTTTAATGGCTGAGGATGACGAATTTAAAAAAAGAGTCATCAAAGCAATGTTAAAGCTAGATGACTCAGAATGGCGTTTTGTAAAAAACATCGTTCAAAAAATTTGTGAATAAATAAAAAAAGCAGAGTAATTAAATACTCCGCTTTTTTTTGTTCATAACGTAACTCAAAATCATATTAGTGATAAAGTCGATAAATTTATCATCGTTAACTTCGTCATTAATAAGTTCAAGTAGTTTCTCTTTCTTATTACTCATAACCCCAAATCATCCTTGCCCTTTTTTTATAATGTTATTTTACAAACAATCGTTCGATACGTCTACCCATTTTGACAAAAAATAACATCATTCAACAAGTATTATAATCCTTTTTTTGATAATTTACAACGTATGATAGTATATGCTTTTAAAAGTGGTAAATATGTATTATTATTACAATTTGTGCTAGTAATAACACTAGGAGGTAATATGAATCAAATCAGTTATAAAATCAAAGCGTTGCGTGAGTTGAATAGTTTAAAACAATCAGACTTAGCAAGAGCTTTAAATGTTTCTCAACAGTTGGTATCGAATTGGGAAAGAGGCGTCCGACTTCCTGATTTGAATACTGTCAATCAAATGACTAAATATTTTAATGTGTCCTTTGATGATTTGTTGAGTAACAAACCAATCAAACCTGCTGTTATGAATGATTACATTATTCAACACGAATTACTTCCTAAATTATCCGAAGAGGATAAAGATTTAATTTATCACATGATTACATTCATAGCGACACGGAAGAAGAGTTAATCTCTTCTTCTTTTTTTTGTGCATTAAAAAACGAGTTTTAAAGGACTGTTATCTCTGTTATTTGTTCTAAGCCATCTTTGATATGCATTGTTTTTAAATCTATGAGCTTTTTATTTAATAATTCAGACATTATTTTATCGATTTCTGTTTTTGGCTCGCTAAAACATTCGTATAAATGTTTATTCGTGATGATATCGTCATCCGCAAAAGTAAGCAGCGTTAAATACACCGCAATTTCCTCACATTTGAGACCTTGATTAAAAAACGTCCCATCCTTAACTAAAATATTGTTTTCAGTTGTCATATGTTTTGATTTATTTATCACTTTAATTTTTGTGTTTTTAAACATTTCCAGTTCTCCTTTTTTTCGCGCGCGTGTAGTTAATAATATAAATAAATATATTTAACAGCTTATTTATTTAACTACAATATATATTTTTGGGTAAACTTTTTAGTTTATAGGGGGTAAACTTTTTAGTTCAGTGGGTTAAACTCAAAAGTTTAGTGGGTATATACGGGGTTAAACTTTTTAGTTCAGTGGGGGGAGGGTTAAACTTTTTAGTTTAGTGGGCTTCTCCACAAAATTACTCGAAGTGTTTGCGGTCAAGCATATCGTACAATAGTGTTTTATAAGCAATCCCTGTTCTGTAGTATGTGAATGTCCCTTTACTATTTTTTTCAAGATGAAATTCTAACACTTTGCAGTCGCATAATTTTTTAAACCTTCTTCTCAAAGCTATTTTGTTATTTATTTTTAAAATAGGTAAGTCGTCTATGACTTTTTCGTAATTGACCCAATAATAGACAGTGTCATTAAAAATTGCTTCTTGCATGCGATCTGTATTTCTAAAGTCAACGAACCAACGTAACAAAATAAGGTCATTCATATCCAACCCATAGGCTACAGCTATTTTTTGGTGATAATCTAAAATTGATAATTTCATATAAAAAAGTCCTCCTGGTGCTATAAATTTAGTAGCAAACAAAAGGACTCCCACAAAAGTTTAACCAAAAATAGAATAAAAGGGTTGAAAATTGGTTAAAATGATATTATAATTACAAACGAACTTAATAAAAAGGTCATTAATTACGTTTGTAATTAATTTATATTTTCTTTCGCTATTAGACTTCCACTCGGCTGCCAAACTTTGTGGGAGTCTTTTCATTTACTAAAAAGAATGTTATCAAATATTGTCACAAATTACAATAAAAAAAATAAGGGTTATCCACAACGGATACCCTTTTTATTATGTCCTTTTATTTACCACGTATACTGTTTATCTAATAAATGTATACTTCAAGTTAGAGAAGTTGCTCCAATCAGGTTTTATCCATATGCACCCGATATCAGGTTTTTTCTCGCACACCGATACCAAACACATCGGATGTTGCATTTTATATCGTCCTGCTTTCAAATCGTTATATAGACGATTATATGCATCTGTGTTAGTGAATGGCTTTGTTAAATCTATCTCAACGAGTGCGCAATAGGTTTCATCACCGTACTTAAAAGTTACCAACATATCGGGTCTGATATGGTATCTTTCCTCCAACTTCTTATACTCTACCTCGGTTTCATCTAGTATGATTTCGAAACCATCGACTTTCATCCTGCTTAAAAAATCAGTCATCATCAATCTATGTTTAGTTTTGGTTGGATTTTTGCCGATGTAGTAAATATAAGATTGCCCCACGTACTCGCGCACTCTATGGACTTGTTTTTGGTGCTTGATGATCTCTTGCGTTCTCTTGTGCGCAACATTTAATGATGATTTCTCATTACGTGTCCAGTAAATCAATCGTGAAGCTATTTGTGCATTTAAGATAAAGTTTTTTTCCAAATATCTGATTAACTCTAAATCTCTAGTTGTTAACCCCATAAATTAACACTTCCCCTTTTAAATTGCTCATTTTCGGCTCATTTTTAGGCTTTTCGACTTCGGTAGTAGTTTTAACAACAGATGGTTTTTTCGAGGTTCTAACGGTCTTTAAATGGTCTTTAATGATGTTTTCAACGTCATCGTCAGATGTTATTAGCGTTTGCCCTTCTTGAATTTGCCCACCTAGACTAAATAATGCCCGTCCTTTAGCTGCTAATTTTTCTGCTCCCGGTTGGTCTAGTATCACGCTAGAGTTAACAGAATCGACTGTGTGAAAACAAATTCTATTATCGATGTTAGCTTTAATTCGTGAGTCGATGATTTTAGAGTCAAAGCGTTGGCTTGTGAAGATATAGAACACTCCAACAGCGCGACTAATGGCTAGCGACTTAATAAGTGTCGTTTTCAAATCTTTGCTTTGATCAATCAAAATTGTGAACTCTTCTATGATGACGAATTTCGGTTTTATTTTTTTATCATTATTTTTATTATGATCCAACCAATTTTTGGAGTCTGAGTCGTTGATTATATTCAATCTATCCTCTATCTCAGTGTAAATTCTATTAATCTCCGTCTCTGCCTTATCAGGTGCAATAGTGAATGAATTGGTTTGTCTAATTCTTTTGAATGAATTTAATTCAACCCCACCTTTGAAATCGAATAATTCAAATTCACTTTCAGGATAGTTGATTAATATTTGTAAAATTAAACTGGTCAGAAATACCGATTTCCCCCATCCTGTCGCTCCCGCAATTAGAGTGTGGGGCATCGAAACGAAATCAAGTGTAATCCCTTTAAAATCGCCATTCTCTACGCCTATTGCGGCTGCTACTTGCATCCCAGGTCTATCATTTGTAATGACTTTATCAAAAGGTATGCTCGAAGGTAGTTTTTTTGTTTCTTCTTTTAATTTTATAAAGTAATTAAAATTATTATTGATGATCTCAACTTCACTTTTAACGATATTTTCAATTTTCCCTTTTAAATCTTGTAGGTCTTTGAAACTCTTACCGTTGTTTAATCCTATTCCGTATGTTTTCGTTTTTCTGTCGTGAAATTTGATGTAACCTATCCCCTCTAGTAGTTGACTCAACGGTGATGACATATCTTTAATCCCTCCACCTAATTCCGATAATTTTAAAGCTCCTAACATAACCGTACCAATCGCCCAAGGCATCCACCATACCATAACAAAACCTCCAAATGTTTAATTATTAGTAAGTAATTGGTCATTGGAGGTATTTTTATGTAATTTTGTTTTGCGTGTATAACCAAATATTGGAGCGCGAACGGAATTACTTTTTCTCCGTCCCCCCGGAACGCTCGTTCCCACTCGCTCCCCCCTTTTAATGCGCTTCGCTTTTTGTGGCATTATCAAGGTTTTTGGCTATTGGTTTCGTGGTTTATCGCTTATACTCAACTTACTGCTGACCAATACTTAACTTATAGTAGATTATATGAAGTTTGGTGTAAGTTAGTACCAAGAGTTTTCAATTTCTCGAATTAATTTTTTGGAGTAGTTGTGATCCGTCTACTAGCTGCACTTTGCTGAGCCTTGCTTCTTGCCTAGCGTCTTCTGTGAACTTAGATGTAGTGACAAAAATCGCTTCGGCGTTGTGAGGATGACACGCACCAACTAACTTTTGAACCAAAGGTCTCCCGACAGCATTAGATTGGGCGAATTGTTTGCATTCTACAAAGTAAGTTTTAGTCCCTTTGTACATCACAAGATCTTTACCACCATCACCACTTTTGCGTGTCTGAAGCACGGTGTACCCTTGCGATTTATAGTAATCAGCTACCACACGCTCGAATTGATAGGGATTGACCTTCATTAAATCGTTCATCGTCATTCTTGAATATGGTTTTTTGAATATATTTTTAAAATCCTCGCCTGATAGATGAATTGCCACTGTCGCTATCGCGATGATCAGGAACATCATAATAACAGTAGGATTGAGTATTTTCCCGAAGGTTATGATCGTAAATAAAATTAAAATTGCTTTGACTGTTTTTTTGCTCATCAGCATCACCTATCGTTAGGATCGCCAAAAAAAGAGCGGATTATACACAATAGAATCCTGTTTTTAGATGCAAATAAAAAAAGACTTGGAATAACCAAGTCTACCAGTCTTTTTCTTTAAATAGATCCTTTGTTTCTTGTGGCACATTGAATGCGTCCTCTTTGATGTTGCCACTTACTTTATCAGCTAACGTTGTTAAAATAAAAGAAGTAAAGTTGCGTTTGTCAGCTTTAGCTGCTTCCTCGATAGCTTGTAACAACGCTTCGTCACCTTCATAAAAAGTGATCGTCTTTTTAGCAATTATTTTACGCGCCATATTATTACCCCTTTTTGATCAATGTGTATTTATAGAATCCTCTTGCATTCGCGATTTGTGCTTCGGGATAAACTATCGCATTTGAACGTAATTTTATGTGATTTTTAATAGCCAAAGCTCCACCACCAGTATAGATAATTCTGTCATAGTGTGCTAAATTAATCCCACTTCGTCTGATAACAGTTTCTAAGGCTGATACGAAGTCTGTTTTAACTAAATCTAATTCTTCGGTGAAATCAAATGTTTCGCCGTATTTATGAATAATTGGCGAGATATCATCGCTCACATCGTTATGTGTAAAATGATAATCAGTCCCTTTGTATTTGTTGTTCATTTCACGAACTAAATCATTTACGATATCCATACAACCAGTGTCGTCACCTGCTAATTTCTCGACTTGCAACCCATTTGTGGCAAGTATATCCGTAGTTGAGTAACCAATATCAATCACAACGTAATTGAATTTGTTACGGTTGTTAACGATTTGCAGTTTTTCATTGAAAACGAAGTCACATAGAGTCCCTAACGGCTCACACGCAACGAAAACATCTTGGATATTGATGACATATTCCTCAACAACATCGTCAATTATAACGTTTATTGCATGGCGGCCAGTCAATTTTTTAACAATCTGTTTCTTTAGGTCGATTTTTTCAAAGTCCCTGCAAGGAACTCCAATAGTTAATGATACATTGCGCTCAGTGATGACCTGAGTAATCGCGATTAATAATTCTAAAAGATATTCTTTGCTTAAATAACGGTCAGAGCTACGTCCACCACTACTGATCCCCGTTGTATCTAAAGTATATTGTTTCCCTTCATATTCATAGATTGTCCCAATACCACCTACGATATTAAATTCGCTTCCTGTCAAACGTTTTAATTTGTTAGGGTATGTCAACTCTGTGTCATTGGATACAACTTTAATGAAGCCGTTTGCAACCTCTAGTCCTATTTTTTGACTCATTTTCGATTCCTCCTTAAACTCTTTCTAGTACATATTATGTTGCTATTTTAAAAAAATCAACCACTTTCTGTTTTTTTCTTGATAAAAACTTCTATTTTCAGTTTATATAAGAAAAAATAAGTCAATAACTAGATTATATACTTATGAAAAATAGTTATTATACGTATATAAAAAGGTTTTAACTATAAAAAATAAGAAAAAAACTTCTAAAAGAAGGTATCTTATGGTTATCCTCTGCATATAATGTACTAAGAAGCAAATGAAAGGGGAAATGCGGAATGAAAAAAGATTTCTTAGATTGTAAAACGGTTAAAGAATGTGTTGAGTGGTATTTAGTAGAAACAGAAGGAAAAGAAAGAGATGTAGAGTTTGATCTAGGATTTATATCATCGTTGTTCGATAATCACTACTGGGAGCTAGTGGATGAAGCAGAAGAGTTGAAACTTGAAGCAGAACGTAAAAGCCGAATCGCAGAATGTTTGAAAGATAGTCAAGTGTTAGAAGATATCGTGGAGTGGGCTTAGGCTCACTCTTCACTTAAAATTGGAGGGATTAGTTTTGCGTTTAGATATTTGTAACGAAACAATCACGTGGAGTCGTTTAAATCAATATCCTAGAGTTTTTGAAACGTTTATGCACGACGTTATGTTAGACTTGACTGGCTGTAATGGGTTCGAGTTTTTAATAAATAATGGGGTTTACACCCTAGATGAACCCTATTTAATTGAAAAAGAATTTATGGAAAGTTGGGTGAATGTAGCAAAAGATGTTCCAAACAAATTTTATTTGCACAAATTATGTTTAAATATATCCAAAAAATTAGTTTATGCGAAGTGTACTTATACCGACAAAGTCTTTTACGTCAAGTATGAAGTTGATATCCCCGGCGAAGATGTTGCAAGTGACGATCATATGCATTGATTAAAAGAATAAATTTAAAAGAAAGTTTTCGAAAATACTTGTAATTCATTCGCGAATGAGTTATATTATAAGTGTAACAGGGAATAACAAATCGAAGGGATGATAAAATATGAATAAATTTGAATTAGCGTGTGAATTAAGAGGAAAATACGATTTAGAAGAATTGCAACAAATGAAACTAGTTGCTACACCTGGTGAAGATATGGAACAAGAAGAAATTGAATCAGTGTGGGAATCAGGCGACGCTCACTACTTATTATTGGTTGACGAAGAAGATTGTAAATCAATTTACGATAAATATTTAGCTTAATAGGAGGAATTGCCATGATTAAAACTAAAGAATGGTTAATTGAGTCTCGCCAAAAGGCTGGGATTACCCAACAGCAACTTGCGGAACGTAGTGGAGTTTCGGTTCATGCTATCAGAAATATCGAGCAAGGAACTAGAGAAGGCTCTTCCGAGACATGGAAGGCGCTAATAACTGCATTAGAGAATAGAACGTACACATTAGTTGAAGTGATAGAGGAACTAAAGGGTTACAAAATAGAGTATCAAACTATATACGGAATTATAGGTGGGTTAAAATATGATGATTTTTCGCGTTTACACGATGATTTTTTCGCGGTAACAATCTTTAGAAATGATGACAATTTACAATTTTACGTTAACTTAAATAAAGAATTAATGTTCATAAAAAAATCTGATGTTAATTACAAGGAGTTCACATCATTCAATAATAAAGAGATAATCACGTTTTGCGATTCAGATGCAAGAACTGCTCATAGTTTAAAAAAATAGGTATGTAATTAAAATCATAGTTCTAAATATAAAAACCACCTTTTTTGGTGGTTTTTATATTGTTTTAGCTATGAAATTTTTTGGTTTCTGATGAATATAAGATAGGATTTTTCGTTAAACCACAAGAATATACTTTATTGCATAATATTGATAAATAATCATCCACTGAACGTTGTCGTGTTATATTAGGTAAAAATTGTTTAATTTTACGTTCCATTTGTGAATGATCGTATCCCTCTTTAAAGAATAATCTTGAAAAAGCCGTGATAAAATGGCTTTGCTTGTAGTTTCTAAATTCATGGAACGATTCGAGGGCCATAAAAAATAATACCACAGAATCTAATCCATCTAACGACACTGCGCCTGTTCTAAATTCTCGTTTCAGTTGCGGTATATTTTTTTCTTGAACGACAGATAATATCTTTAGAAAATCATTAATACTTATATCGAAATCGTTTGTGATTTCTGCTATTTTTAGATACTTCTCTTCTTTTAATTCGCAATAGCGGTGAAGATAATCTGCATCATACCAACGTCTTCCACCATTAACATTAGCTCTTATTACGTCATCAATGCTATATCCATTCTCCATAATATAATAGACGGGTAATTTCAAATATTCACACGCCTTAAATCTATGTTGACCATCGATAATTTCAAATTTTTCATTTACTGTAATTGGAATGATTAACTGTTTCTCCTTCATACTCTCAATTATTTGATTAAGATTCGTTGGATTTGTTCTTCTGTTTCCGCCCATGATTTTAAACAATGAGTAGTCGTTTGTTTTCATTACACTTGTGTAAACTTCAATCATATTTGTACCCTCCTGTAATATACCACTTTCTATAATCTTTTCTTTTACAATCCTTGCATTGATTCAAGTGACCGTCTTTCATGCCTTTGTTTTTGTTAAATTCGGACAGCGGTTTAGTTTCTCCACATTTGTTGCATTTTTTTGTTGCTTCTGAAATGGTTGCTTCTGAAATGGTTGCTTCTGAAATGGTTGCTTCTGAAATGGTTGCTTTCCTTTGGTTATAAGCATCTTTATACTTTTTTGCGCAAAACCTACAATAAGATTTAACGCCACTTTTGCTTTTTTTGTGTTTATTAAAGTAACTTAAAGGCAAGATTGTTTCGCATTGCGAACAAGTCTTGTAACCAGCAGGAGCTACGTCGTTGATTATCGGCCTTTTTAAGTTCAATTCACTTGCTTTAGTGTAGATCGATTTAATATCTCTTTCTAAAGCGTTCGATATTTCTTTTGTTGTGAACTCTGAACTTTTATATGCATAACGCAAAAAAACAATCTCTTCTTCAGTCCATAATTTTCGCTTTTTTTCCATATTTATTTTCTAACCTCTCTGTATCTGCTATCACCAATTCCGTTATGTAATCTTTAGCGGTCATATTAGATATTACGGCGTTCATTTTGATTTGTTGTTTAAGATCTTCTTTAATTCTAATTGTCAAAGTTGTTGTTTTATCCATGCTGCACCTCCAAATAAAAAGATACTATTTAATATACTAATGGTCTAGTTGTAAGTAATGGGTTCAAACCCTTTTTAAGGTTTTATTTGAAGTTATTAGAATTGCATTTCTATCGCGATAAACATAAAGTGCGATTAAATTTAGAAATTATTGTTATTTTTATCGGTTAATGGTATAATAGTATTACTTTAACTTTACAACTTACAACCTTTCAATGTGCATCAAGCGTTTGCTTGTGACATGTTCGAATCAAAAGGCAACCTATCGATGAGGTTGTTTTTTTTGTGCATAAAAAAAGAGGCAAGCATAAGCTCGCCTTACTCAAAAATTTTATAGTTAATATCTAGTGATAATACCGTGTTATAGTAGCTTGACACGACATACTGAAGATCAGGGCTAGACTTTTTACACCAAAGCACGTGCGTTGGGTTTAAAGTGCTATCTATACCAGCTTTTAACACCGCATTTGATTTGCTCGTTTGTGGCGTGTAATTAGGGTATTCGATATCTGTATCGCACTCAATATGTAAATGTGCTCCTGATGATGCACCTGTATTTCCATAGTAGCCGATACGCGTGTCTTTCGTCACGTTCTGTCCTTGTTTAACTCGAATTTTATCTAAATGGTAATAACGCATAGCAATGTCTTTAATTGCACCAGTTGGAAGCTCACAATCTTTATACACGATAACGACTACATTACCACCTGAAGGATGCCAACCACAATGAGTCACTATTCCGTGTCCACTAGCCCAAATAGTTGTGTCTTTGCGTTTTTCATCCGTACAATCAACTCCGTAATGAGTATAGCCAAATTCTCTTTTATAAGCTGAGTTCTTGTATCCTGCCGTAACACGCATTGAATTGATAGGTAAAATTAAACGTTGTGACATTATTATTCCCCCTTTGTTTTTTGATTAAAAATTTCTAGCTTTTCAGCCACAATAATAGGCAACTCAACCCCACACTCATGTAAATTTTCTAAGATTGAACCGCCCTCTTTATAGATAAATAAAGCCAACGTGAAACCACAGAGCATGTAATTAAGCCCTAATACCACATCAACACCGATAACAAACACGACAGCTACCATTTCTGCAATCCAACGCACGATGCCGTCACGCATTTTAGAGCTTTTGTAATTTTGGTTTTTCCACGACTTAAGGATGCCTAATAGCATATCAATGACTTTAATACCTAAATATGCGACAACTAATGTCGAAATACTTTGTGGTAATATTGCTAAAATTCCGTATTGTAACATTTTTTTCACTCCAAATAGTTTAATATTTTTTTAACACACAATAAAAGCCACTCCGAAGAGTGACTTTTTATTAAGCTACATTTAGAAATGCTTCAATTAAATCATCAGCATCGCGATCATCATACAACGACACCATGTCTAATGACTCCCAATTCACAATCGCTTTGATTAATTCAGGCGGATATCCTGCGCGACCTAACTCTGTACAGAAATTATGGCGTAGACAATGGAAATAAAAACTCACGTCAAACCAATTTCCAAACGTAACCGCCCACGATTTCAAAGTTTGGGTTTTCAACGGAACCCACTCTTCCGTTTTTTTATCATATTTAACAAATAAATGCTGGATTTTATCGGGCACACCTAATCGCTTACGTTCTTCTAACCATAAGTTCAAATAAGGCTCAAATTTATCGATTAAAACGTATCTAGGTATTTGTTTACCCAACTTTCCTCTGCCCTTTGTACGGAGCTTTTCAGGCGTTTTCCAAAATTTATTCCACTTAACGCAATCGTCTGTGAAATAATTGCACTTGAATTGGACCAATTCCGATACTCGGCTACCACTAGCCCAGGCTAGAGCGAAAGCACACGCTTTTTGGTATTGTTTTTTCTCTACTAAGTGATCTAAGAATTTTTGGCACTGCTCATCTGAAAGAACTGTTTTTTCTCGCACATTTTCTCTAGCAGGAGCTTCGATTTTTAAAATAATATTTCTGAAACCTTTCCACTTAGGTTCTTCATCTAAAAAGTTTTCAATGTATTTACTTAAGCTAGATAACGATGATCTAACGCGTTTAATTCGCGCCGGAGATAACCCTTCACTTAACATATAGCCTTGGAAATTCAAGTAATCATTTTTCTTAACCTCGCAAAAGTCTTTATTTTGGCACTTATCACGGAACCAACTAAAGAAGATATATAAATCACTTCGATAATTTGTGACCGTTACAGGGCTTCTATCGACTCCTGTGCAATACATTAAGAAACTGTCAACCAACTGTAAATTTTCAGGATTAATCGTGCTAATGTCCGAACTCGCTAGCACACGCTTTGTTTTTCTAGTATTTTTTCTTTTACCCATAATATCAACCCTCCGTACAACGTACTATAGTAAATACTATGATTTGTTGTACGGAAAGTTGCCATTAAAATCTATTTTTTAGTAACTTTTATTCTACTAATTCGCGAGCATCCATTAATGAGATTAATTCGTCATACTCTTCTTGCGTTAATTGCCCTGCTTCTAAATAACGTTTTAATTGGTATTCCATTTTTGAACGCTCATAACGCCCACCTAAGATTAATGTTTTTGCTTGTAAAAATCTACTCATAACATCAGCCTCCTTTAATTTGAATGTAGCCATCATAGGCACATCTAAAACCATTTCAATTTCAAACAATCTAAAGTCAATATCCCATTGATTAGATAATAAATCCATGTCACCATCCACACGGTATTGATTTGCTTCAATTAACCCATCTTTTAATGCTTCATTTTCAGATTCTAACGCTTGGATCGTGTTGCGTTGCTGTGCGATCGTTGCTTGCACGTCAGTTGGTACTTTAACGGATAGCGTTGGGACTAATGAACCTTCTTCACTACTACATGAGTAATGAGTTGTACCGTCGTATGAATAAACAACGTTGTCGCTTAAATCAACTGTTTTATTGACTTCTTGTTCAAGAACGTATCTTACTGTAATCGGATTTTCGGAAAAATACGCCTTTAATTGAGAAACATCCATCTGAACTTTATCATTAGAAATAAAAATGACAACATCATTTGTGGAAACATATAAATGTTCTGCATCAAGCGTATAGTTTGCTATTGATTGGATTTTATCACATATAGCATTAGAATTGCCTTTTCCTCTGTAAGGAAGGGGTATATAATATCGTGATGTATTTCCCAAGTTTTCACTATATACAATATTTTGACTACCATCAATAACAAATTCATGTGTAATTTGTTTCACATTCTTATTAATAATATCTAACGTGTCATATATATTTCCAACACTACCTAAAACTAATTCACTTGGAGTAGATAAAATGTTTGATTTAAAGCTCTCGAATGAGGTGGCAACTGGACTTTCTTCGAGTTGTGCGACTTCTAAATCTAAATAAGCACCCCTATTAAAATTGTACGAACCACTAATATAATCAATCGTTTTATCTTTTTCAGATGTTATAGTAAATAAACTTCCTTGCTCTACGTTATTCGCAGTTCTTGTTCCATCAGTATAATAAAAATTAAAATTAACTTTCATAGAATTGTTTTCATCATCACGATAAATTTTCCCTGTAAAGGTGTATCGAGTATTTTCTTTAAACTTACTGTGATATTTGAAATTAGTCCCACCATCAGTATAACGGTAAACAGATTTACCATTAAAAGTTGCAAATTCACCACCACTTAATTTTGTTTTATCAAACAAATTCTTCCCAGTAGTCGTTAAAACAGGCATTCTAACGCTCTGCATACCCTCAAAATAAGGAATGTCCCAATTTTCCATACCTTCTTGATATTGTAATATCGTTACTGCCCTACTTAAATCGTCCTCACTTGTCCAACCATCACTAAATTTACATAAAAACTGATAGAAGAATCTATTATCTTCAAGTTCAACTTTAAGATAACTATCACCTTCTAAATAAAGAATGTCCGCGTAAATAGTTGGTTCTATTTGGTAAACACCTATCGTAATCCTGTGTGGTGTATTGTTTTTAATGAAATAGATACCTTCAGAATACAATGAACTAACTGTATTATTAGCCCATATTTTTTCATCATCAACTTCTTGTCCTCTTATTTTATAGTGATTCACTAACGTATTACCCTTTAAAATCGCACTTTTAGTGTGCCCCTCAATGGAATTGTTAGCTGTGATGTGTTGACCTTCGTAATCTAAGTAATTAAATTCACCGATAGCCGTTTTTACAGCATAATCAACATTAGCATTAGCCGCTTGGCGCATATTCTCATGAGTATTCCCCATGTAGTCTATACGCATATCTGCAACCTCTTCCGCGCTACCTTCTAAAATTTCTAACGCTGCATCTGTGCGTTTTTCGATATCTGAGACTACCTGTTCACCACGAGTTAGGAATTCTTCAGTTCGTTGCTCAATCTCGATAACCGTTTGTTCTCCGCGTGTTAGAAACTCTTCTACTTTAGCATCGCGTGTTGCTTCTTTTTGCACGCGTAATTCTTCATTGGCAATGCGTGTATTTTCATTTGTGATACGCTTTGACTCGTTATCTTTTCTTAATTCCTCGTTTTGATTGCGAGTTAATTCTGCTTGGTTATATGCTGTGTAACGTTCTTTTTCAGCCGTTGCATATGTTTCTTGACGAATTGTTTCAGCATCGCCAAAATCTGCATTTCGTTGAGTTTCACAATCTTCATATAACTTGTTGCGATTAGCTTCTGCTTTGGTATAGCTTTGATCGCGTAATAACTCAGCGTTAACGCGTTGCTGTTCTGCTACTTGACGTGCATCTTCAGCTTTTTGGCGTTCTTTTTCTTTTTCATTAAAACGAGTATATGTAGCTTCACGGTTATCTTCCTGAGCTTGGCGATTAGCTTCTGCATTGATACGATTTTCTTCGTTATTCACGCGTTCTAATTCCTGAATTAAGCGATTATTTTCAGATGCTAAACGAATAATTTCATTTTTCTCAAACTCACCGAATTTATTAATACGTGCATTTTCATTAGCTACGCGTTTATTTTCTTGTAAGTTGCGCACACCTTCATTTGCTTCAAACGTTTCATTGCGGTTTTGTTCTGCTAAGATGCGCGAATTTTCATTTGAAATGCGTGTTTGCTCTGCGATTTTGCGGTTTGTCTCATTGACCATGCGAGTTTCTTCATTCGCTTGGCGTTCTTCTTCCGATGGAACCGCAGTCTCGTATAATGCGATGCGCATTTCTTCATTAACTTGGCGGATCGCTTCGGCATTTGCACGCGCCGTTTCTTTAGTGACACGAACTAATTCGTCCTGTTTGCGTTTCGCTTCCTCAATTTTAATATCCTCGTTTGTCGCGACTACTTCGGTATTGATTTGTTCTATTTGTTGCTCATAGTCTCTTAAGTTAGCAACCACCACATCTAAATCATCTAATGTGTCAATTTTGCGAATACTTTCTACAATGTTACCTTCTAACGATTTGCCGACAACGAATGAAAAAATACAAGTGCTTACGCGCCCATTATCTTTAACCACGAGTTGCATATCTAACACACCATCTTTAGTCGCGAATTGTTCATCCAACGCAACTTTAACCGTGTGTTCTGTTAACGATAAAACCTCGAAGCCTTCCGTTTGACGAACTTCATTTTTATCCATTTTAACCCCAATTAATTCGAAAGTCGGTTGTTCCCATGCCTCACCAACATCACCGTTAGTTAGCACTTTAATTTCCAATTCAACATTATCTAGCATGTTAAATTTTCCGAAGCACTGGTTATTAAGTTGTGTATCAACGTTATTTTTAATATACTGTTTCATCGTTATTCACCACTTTCTCTAATGTTCTTACCCATTAAAAAATAAATTCTATAGTTCCCACTCAGTGATTTCGAAGTGGAGGTTCTTAACGCGAATTGCGTTAGATGTAGCGTTAGTCGCCCAAAATCGCACTTTAACTGCGTTGTAGTAGGTTGATGTGTTGCCACTTGTTAAGGTCTGCGTTTGGTCTGTATTCCCTGTGTAGTTCTGATCTATGGTGCTAGAATTTAACAAAGTCCAAGAACTACCGCTATTTGTACTGCCGTAAATCTCTACGTGCATTGTTCGAGGGTTAATCCCACCATCAACAGCTTTCCATTGTTTCCCCCACACAAACTTTCTAAATTTATATTTGTCACCAAATACCTTTGTAAACTCTTTAACCTCGTCGCCGCGCTCTGTGTAGCTTTGAGATAATAAATAGTTTTCTAATCGGCCTGTAAAAATAGCGCTATAAACTAATTGAGTGCCGTAGTATACCTTTTTGACTAATTGAGTGCCGTAGTATACTTTTTGTGATTTGTTGTTACCGTAATAAGCCGTCATGTCTACACCTACCAACTAAATGTGATATACCCACTAGCGCCTGTTAAACCTGCACCACCTCGAACTTGCATATTATTGATTTTTGTTGAATTAGTCGATGTTGTGGCACTGTCAGCGTTAACAGAACTTAACACTTTTACGTCATTACCGTTATGAGTGATACGCCCTGTTGATGAATTATAGCCAAATGATGCTGAGGCGTGAGTTTTGTCTAGCTTTCCATCATCTAACGCCTTGATACCTTCATCCATATTGTTTAGATTTTCTACATTAATCGGTGTATTTTCCTGCCAATTCACTTTTGTATAAGCCATGTCTTACCACCCCTTTGTGTCTGTTCTTGAAATTTGCACGCCTTCAATTTGCGTTTTGCTGATCGCTAACTCATTTTCATCAATTAGAACGCCAGTTCCAATCCCAAAAGTAGCATTACGCCCACCATAGAATCGAACTTTCGCCCATTCTCCTACGGCATCATATGGATCAATATAGAAATATGTGTGGATAGCGTCTCTTGTTGGGTCTGTCTGCACACTCTTAATATTCCGGACTAACACTTTCCCGTTAGTGTCGATGACTTCTATAAATGTCACGCGGTCATCGGGATTAAACATCGGTGTACGCCCATCTGCAAGTGTTGCCCCATCCATTGGGAATAAAGTTTTATAAATGTTTGGATTGTCCGATAGAATCCAAGTTTTAGAGAACGAATAATTTAAAACCACTGTTTCTGTCTCTGAAACGTCTTGAAGCGCCATCGTTGGCTTGTGTTGTAGCCCTTTACCGAATGATCGTGTCCATGAGTCGCACAATGGACCTTTGACAGCTGTAATCTTGTACCAAATGGTTGTGACATCATCTGTAATGTCGATTTTATCAATGATATAGTCGGTATCTTTCAACTCATCCACTTCAAACGCCACTTTATCGCCCGTTTTAAAGCGATTTGAGCGTGTTGTAAATGTCACTTGATAAGAATTACCGCAATACTTAGAAAGCCGCCCTGTGGCTGTAGAAATAGCCGCAGCGAGGTCATTGATTTCCGTCTCTGTGTCACATTCTTCAATCAACCCAGTTCCTGCTCCTAATTGGTACAGGCGGTTAATCTCTGCCCTTGAATCTGTGATGGCTACGATTGGATAAATCCCTTGATATTCAACTCGTAGCGTAGATGAAGCCGTTAATGGCGTGTGACTAGGGTTTTGAAGGATAACGGCGTCGTTTTTCTCGTAATACCACTTTGCCGACTCGTTATAACCCTTTAATACGATGTCATCTTCTGCAATGTATGCTCCGTTGACGTAGATTTTAGGTTTATCCGCTAATCTGTACCCAAGTGTGAATGATTGGGTTGAACCATCGCCTTTGAAAGTTTGATTAATCGTATTTGTGACCGCGTTAGCACCTTTGATGTATTGTTTGTTGCGGTACTGGTTGTTTTTATTGGTTACTGTTAACGAATTTAATATCACATCAGCATCCGTTACAATTAATTCATCTAATTGCTCCGCTTGAGTAGGGTTAATGAAGTGTAATTGACCCAAATAATCTACATACCACACGAACCCTGCGATCTCTGCTAGTTGGTTCATGATTTCGCTACATTTTTTATAACTAAACGAGATAGCCGTGACGTTATACCCGTCCTCAATCACTCCAACCGTGATAGATTCTTCCTCTAACACTTCTGAAATCATTTGTCTGACGATATTACCACACGTTTCATTCACAAACCCTCGTGTCCAAATACGCTTGTCTACGAAGTAGTGCATATCGCTGCAATTAATCGATTGAAGGCGGACGTTTTGGTTGTAATAGTCCTTGTATTTCACATCGTTAACGACACCGTTAAAATACACGGTCATTTCTTCCGTTTCTTCATCTAGCTCATAAAGAGATACCGTCATCCCTTTCTCGCAAAGACAATAGAAATCGGTTTTTAATTGGAACGAACAAGTGCTGCGCTCGTTGAGTTGTTCTGTAATGCTTAATGAATTTTCCATTAAGTTGTCGGTGTAATAGTTATCACCGATCATCACAATCAATTTTTTCACTATTACACCTCCTATAATGCAAATCCTGTGCGAAGTCTAATCGTATCCATTAAAGGCTCACCGATGGCTCTCGCGATGGTATAACCATCTAACTCAACGATGATATTCGCTGTTTGGTTCATTTGTGGTTGGTCTTCTAAACCTAGTAAAGAAGGTAATCTATCAATCGGAAGAACGGCTTCCATTTTATTTCCGCCACCTTTAATCGCATCACCAACCCCGACGCCGCCCGGTAAGACTGTTCGTTTGGTGAAAATACCACCATTTGAATACCAGTCGACACCGAATTTCGGAATACTTGGTGGGTTTAATGAGAAACTACCTGAAACAGTGAAGTGAGGAAGTTTGATTTTAGGTAACGACCATTCAAAATCAAAGAAACTTTTCAATTTCTCTACGCCTTTTTTGACGAGGTCCTTAATGTCTTCAATGATATTAAAGAACCCTTCTTTTAAAGCTGTTAACTTCTCAACAGCAACGCTCTTAGCCGTCTCAATTCCTGTTGAGATTTTTTCTTTTGTATCTTCCATCCAGTTTTTAATGATAGTTTTTATGTACTCAACATAGGATTGAAGACCTTTTGAAATGTTTTCCCATGTTTTCTGAATGTTCTCACCGAGAATGCGACAAGCTGCTTTGACTTCATCCCATGAAGCGATTAACGCCACGCAGATTCCGATAACTACGGCAATGGCTGCGATAACAACCCACAAAGGAACGTTTAATGCTATTGCTGCTGCGGTTAATACCCCTGTTACAAAGGCTGCTGCACCCGCCACTACTTCATAAGCACCCAACGCCATCGTGAATGCGCCCCACAATACATTCCCTAAAGTCATCCCGACATTGATCCCGGTAATTAAGCCACCGACTATTAAAAGAGTGTTAGATAATGGGGTTAGTTTGCCGTCTGCATCGATAAACCATTCACCTAGTTGTCGTACATGGTCTCCCATTTCTTTAATAGATAAAACAAACTCTCCCCATTCAGGTTTTCCAAGCGTGTTGAAGAAAACTTGGATGGCATAGTCTAAGTCGCCTGTTTTTTCGATGACTTGATCAAAACGTTCTTTAGCTAAATCAAATTTATCAACGATTTTTTGCGTTTCATCAACTAACCCCAATAATTTTTCCAATAAGGGTTGGAAAATTGGGATTAACTTCTCGCCGATTGATCCTGCTAATTCGAAGGCTTTAGTCTTTAGAAGGTTCATTTTAACGGCCCAACTGTCAGACTCACTCGCTGCAAAGCCTGTTAAATGCGCCCCACGTTCTAACATAGTGTTGTAAATGGCTTGTGTCTTCTCACCCATCGTCATTTTTTGAGTGGTTTTGCCTAATGACTTGGCATATTCACTCTCATTGATGATGGCATCAGACATTTCAATGTTTAACTTTCCTAACGCTTCATAGTTACCCATCGCAGCGCTTGAAATAGCCGCCATAGCTTCATCCATGCCAACGTTAGCAAAGGCTGCACCGTCTGCGGTTAATTGCATCATTAACGGGATCATTTCGTTGATTTCATCGGCTGTCATCCCCATTGAGTTCATGAACGAACCCATTTTGGCTGCACCGTCTTGATATTGTTTAGCTGTCATCCCCATTGCCTGAGCTTGTTGAGAATGCGATTTAATCAGGCTCTGTGTGCTATCATCTAAGCGACCCAATAAGAACTCCGTCTGTGCGACTTGTTCTGAATACTTAGCCCCGACCGCAATAAGCCCACCGACTGCCGTAGCACACGCTGTTGTGGCGATGGTAGCAGCTTTTAACCCAACTTTCATGACGTTAGTAGCCGTTTTGAAGGTTTTACCGATTTTATTTGTTTCTTTTTGGATAGTCGATAGCCCTTTTTCGAATGAATCGGTTGCTAACGTAATCCTAACCTTTAAATCATCTAATTTTTGTGACATTTTCTCACCTACTTTCTTTCATTGCATTTTGTAAGAAAGCCATTGTCTCGTCCTTTTGTTTCTTTGTGGCAGCCGTTTTGGTTGCTTTCTTCTCAAAAGGATGTTGAATTTTGAACTTCTTTCCGCCGTATACAGCACCGCTTGAGTTGTAGGTAGCCATAAACATCAGTGAATAAAATTCCTCTTGTTGCTTCTCATGATTATTAATCAATAAGATCGCTTCGTGTACCGTTAATTCAAAAAAAGTGGTGAGCGATATTTTAACATCTCCCACCAACTTACAAAATAATGTCTCGTAGAAGGTTTCGAATGGAATTACTTCATTTGCTTTCCCTTTGGTTTACCAGTTGAGGGCGTGTCTTTAATTCCTAATGATTTCGTTAATGAGTTTGTTAAAACGTTGGTGAATACTTCGAAATCACCGTCATTTTCAATATAATCACTCATTAACTCTCCTGCATCTTCAACTGTTAAGACAGTCTCTTTATGAAATTTTTGTAGTCCATAATAAAACAGCGCACGGATCATTGAAAAGTCCATCGTTGCTTCATTAAGTGCCATAACATTAATTCCATCTTTCGCCATTTTGCAGAACGTATTAATGTTAAATTTAATTACATAGTCTTTGTCATTGATTTTGATTGTATCACCAAACATTTAAAAAACTCCTTCTATCGTCTTTTTATCCTTTTGTTAATGTTAAAGGTCCAGTACCTTCTAAGCTCACTGAGAATGATACTACGTCATCTTCTCCAGCTTCTTCGCTAATGCTTGTGATGACTGCTCTCCCTTTACGGTAGTATCCAGTCGAGTTCGATAATTCAACATCAATCACTGTGTCATTTTCGAATGCTGTGTAAGCTGCTGTTTGTCCTTCATCACTTACCCAAAATAAAGCATCGCAAGTTGTACTCCATGCTTTTTTCCCTGGAATTTTATCTGTCCAACCGTTTGAAGACTTTGTCGTCACTTCGATTGGTGAGTTATTCATTTCTAATGAAGCTGATTTTTGTCCTCCGATTACTTGAGAGCCGATTTTTAATAACACATCAACCGCTTTAATTTCTGCCGCCATGTTGTTACCTCCTTAATAAATTTTAAAATTAATTTCAAGGATTCCATGTTGGATATGGTCCTCTTGTTGTGTTCTAAAGCTCCAACCATCAACGATGCACTGTTTATCGGCAACAAAAAAAGGCGCCGTCAGTACGTCTGTTACTGCGTTCGCCATCGTTTTAACTTCTTTAGTCCCGTTATATGTGCTGTATAAATTGATTTGATAATACGCTCGGTATCCGTTTGAAGTTTTAGTATTTAAAGGTTCAGTCGTTGAGTATCCGATAGCTCCGTATGGGTAGGCTTCATCCTTAATTCCCTCATAAAATGGAAATTCTAGTGTCTCAAGCAGACTGAATAAGGTTTTTTGGAGTTCTAAATCCATCTATTTTCCCTCCAATATCTTTCCAATATTTTCGCGCATTTTATTTACGTTCTTATGATAGGCAGGTCTTAAAAAAGGCTTTTCGGACTGTTTGTAAGTCCCGTATTCAACATAAGGGGCATACTCGACATTTGTCCCAACAGTTCCTTCTAACTCACCCACATTTGAAGTGATAGACATTCTTAATCGTCCTGTATCTACAGGGCAATTTTTTTTAGCATCCGCTTCGATAGAACGAACGCATTTCGAAACCTCTTTTTGTAATCCTTGAACGGTTTCTTCACCATAGGCTTTGACACTTTCGATAAACTCGTCATAATCTAACGTAATCGTTGTATTAGCCATGACGTTTCAACTCTAGCACCGAACCTTTTGAATAGACAGGCTTCACCTTCTCAATGTTGTAGTATAGCCCCTCGTATTCAACGATCGCGTTACGGATTGAAATAGGCGTGTCGCTCACAAATTTGGCAGTTGTTTCGATAGCCACTTTTGAGTTAGAGCTAGAAATTTCATCAGTCCCACCGACAAAATAGCCGCTCACCTCTTTGATGAAGTTAAAAACTATATTAGAGCCACCATAACCATCACTAACGTAAGTTTTTTGAAGGAGTTTAACTTTTGTCTTCTGCATTACAAAAACCTCAACTTTCTTCCATATGCCGAAGCATAACGATCAAGTGTCACTTTGTAAGGTTCTAGTACGTCTGCATAATTAAAGCTGATTCCATCAATCGACTCACTTGTTAGATGCTCAGACCCAACCATGCGGAATTTTTTAATCGCAATGTCCTCACAAATCCACTGTAATTCAGTGGGAATGGTTGGAGAAGCGATATAAACTCTCACTGTGTCTTCTGCATCCTTTAAAAATGCGTTAATTTGTTTCATTTGTTCAACGGAAGGTGATAAAATTCCGATTTTAGTAAGTACGTTCTCAAACATTACTTGTCACCTTCTTTTTTAGCCTTTTTTACGGGCTTTTTAGCTTCTTTTACAGGCTCAGGTTTAACGTTATAACGCCCCATATGGCGTTTTAGCATTGCGTACCCCATAATCATACCTCCTTATATAAATAAGGGGCATGAAGCCCCTTTAAATGCTATTAAGCGTTAGCAATTTTAACAACTTTAGTTTTGTCACGTAAGTAAGCTGCATAGTGTTTATCAACTGCATAAACTGTTGTTTTAGCTAAGATATCACGATCAGACTCAACGCGAGTTTCACGTTTTAACTCAATTCCTAATGCACCTGGTTTAACAATGTATGCTTGTCCTGCAGGCACACGGTTAGACACTACCACTGCTGCATTGTAGATATAACCAATTGTCCCACCAATAGCTCCATTTACGTTTGTAGCTGGTTCGAATTCTGCACCTTTGCGGATTGCAGTGTATTCAGCTGGGTTGATGAATACTTGCATAGCTTCATCTAAATCTTCACCGAATAAACCGATAGCATCAGCAATCGAAGCTGCAGTGACTGTAGCAGTATGTTTTAAAGTCGCACCTTCTAAAGCAGTGTAGCAATCTTTTTCGATTTTAACTGCTAAAGATAATAATAATTGGTCTGCGATTTCTCCAACTGGATTCCCGTGACCTGATAAGATAGCTTCATCTGTAATTTCAACTGATTTAGCTGCTTTTTTAACTGTAACTGTAGACTCATCAGAGTTTAATACTACTGGAACATCAGCTACACCTTCTGCTAAATCTTGAGCATCTCCGATATCATTAATATTCAACGAAACTCGCTACATTTCGCCCGTTCTCTTATGAACTGCTATACATTACTGCATAGATTAGACTATATCACCAACTCTTTTCAGAGTGCCTCCCATTTCCATCCGCTTGGATGTACGTCATTTGACTAGTCGTTGAACCTTATTAATCTTTCAAGAAGTTTTCCAACTCATTCGTTATTTTATTTGTTCGCAACCACCAATAGGGTATTCTAAGCAACGGAATTTGCTTGTTTTTACAGTACTCGTTTTTAATAGCATCTCTTCTTAAAATCCCGGTTCTATCGCCCTTTCCCCAATTTTTAGCATTAGTGAAATGTTGCGAACCATCGAACTCTATTAGTTTTAATGTCCCGTTAACGAAAACTGCAAAATCAAACTTCAACAACGCTTTGTCCTTGCAATCTTCGAACGTGTATTGTGGTTGAAAAACGTATTGTTTTGAAGTTAAAAAATCAAAAATAAATAACTCACCTTTTGAATACATACATTTTGGGCACCTTATTTCCTTCAGTAGATCTTTAGGGATGACATCCCATTCATAGCCACATTTATGTCGTACTAAAATTTTAGTGCGATTATTAATGTATTCTCCCAACACTTCATACTCTCCTGGGTATTTTTTTGCCAGTGCCTGTATAAATAATTGTGTGTCTTTCATTCCGTGACATATTGGGCAGCCACTACCACGAACCACGTTCCCTGCAATAGCTTCGTATTCGTGTCCACAAACGTTGTTTTTAATCTTTATTTTATGCCTTAACCCTAAATATTCCCCGATAACTGTAACATTTACATTGTTGTCGGATAGCCTTTTTTGGTAGGTTTCTAAGCTGTTAACCTTTGTCGCACTGATCCTTTTGGCTCTGCATTTTGAACATAGCTGACCATTCAATAGTTTAATCGGCGCTTTCTCGTCTATATGCCCACAATTTGAATATTTAACAGCAACTTTGTTCTTGTTCCCTGTGTAATTGGTGAGTATTTCTACTTTATCTCCATAAAGTTCTTTAACTTCATCTAAAAATTCTCCATGAGTTTTTCTTCTTGTCATCAAACCACTCCTTGTTGTTTATATTATACCAACTTTAGACAATATAATTCAACATTGGAACGGTTAAAGATTAATCTTGGCTGCTGATTGTCCTTAATTGCTCATGTTAAGGAGTTTCCAGCAATTAGAGAGGTTTCCATTCAAGCGTCACCACTTGACGGCGCAATCGTTACGACCATACCGGAACTGTTAATGTGTTACCTGGACGCCCTTGTAATTCAGTACCAATCACTGCTAAAGGTGATAATTTGATTTTGTCCACTAATTTAGCGTCGATGTACTGTCCGACTACCTGTGGGTTTAATAAGTTAGATAATTTAGTTGTTGCCATAATTTAAAACCTCCGTTTTAATTGGAATTATTAGCCTCAAAGGCTTTGGCGAAATCGGCGAAGCTCATGCGCTTAACATCGATTTCTTGTGCTTTCGGCGTTGGTTGTTGCTTTGGTGTTGAACCTTTTGTGCGTTCAATCACTGCCGCGTCTAATGCCATCTTGTACGCTTCTGTAAACTTATCGATGTTATTTGTCGTCGTCTCTTCATCAGGACCAACGAAATAATGTGCTAGGTGTGAAGGCAATCCTTTTTCACTCGCTAATGATTGAGCCTTAAGCATTAATTCCTTTTGAATTGCTTCTTGCTCTTTTTGATTTAACTTTGCTTCTAATTCTTTGATTTTTCGCATCTCAGGAGTTTCTTGCGGATATAACTCTGCTACACGTTCATCAACTAATTTAGATAAATTATTTTCTTTCCAAGACTCTAAGCCTTTATTGAAGTATTTATCTAGCTTTGGTTGTAACAACTTTTTACCGTTTTCGGTATTCAAGTAGTTCTCGATATGAGTTGGTTGGACCACCTCTGCGATAACCTCTTGATTTTCTTTTAAATAAGCTAAAACTTGTTCTTTAGTAAGTTCCATTTGTATATCTCCTTTATGCCCAACAAGTACCGAAGTCCAAGCCGTGCAATGTTTTTGAGTAAAATAAAAGAGAAGTTCTAATGACTTCTCTTAAAAATAAACGCCAAATTGTTCCCAATTAACGACTGGCATAACTGTAGTTCTACAATTGGGGTGGAATGGCGGGTAGTTTTTTCCGACTACTGCTTCATTTAGCTTAAACGTGCGATTTTTAGGCTCACACTCTACCCAGCCTTTGCATATCTTAGATGTCCTTTTGTCTAAATGAGCTAATATCTCATATTTCTCACATACACCACTATCTTTATAACCTTGTAAATGCCCTTGATTAACCGCATAGTTAGTTTCAGTTCTAACGAGCCTTTCTGCCTGATAATAATATTTTACGCCTAAATCTTTTTTAAGCCTTCTAGCTGTTTTTTGAATACTGTCACCACGCACTATCGCCGTAGTTAATTCGTTTTCAATCCATTTGCACAAAGCATCTTTATTATCCCACACACTGTCTGCAAACATCTTCCCGTGATATGGATAATTGATAATCGCTTCAAGCGCTGCTGTGTGAATGATAGGTTGCATAACCCCAAGTAATTGAGCAACCTCCCCGTGTCCATTAATAACTAAATTTGTCATTGTATCTCTTAGCGTTGTTTCGAACTCATGCGACAACTTTGACATTTCAATGTTGATTTTATCATTAAGTGCCTGAAGCCTTGTCACTTTCAACCTTGCGTTTAATTTGTCAATTTCACGTTTGAGTCGTTCATTGCCACTATCTTGATAAAGAGCCTTTAAATCAGCTATCCTTTGATTATATTCGTTAATCTCAATAGGCGTTAACACTTGCGTTGCCGTTGTGTAATCAATCTTATTGTCAGTAGCATACTTGATTATAAATTCATTAATATCTGCACTAATCGCATCTGAAGCTCTTTTATAGGCATTTTTAAGTTCTTTTAAAACTTCTTGCTCGTTTTTTTTGTTTTGCAAATCAATTTCTTTTGCTCGTTTTTCCCAATATACAGGGGAAGAAAGCTTCCCCCAATATTTCTCATCTTTAAGGTTGATAGA